AAAGCGACCAACTTGAAACTTTACATCGCCTTTACCAGTTAAGCGGCGAACAATCAACTGTCCTGGCTCTGTAGTATTAAGGCCACGAATATCAGCAATAGTGGACCAGAGTCCGTAAAACATTTCTTTACGTTCGCCTACATCATCAACAGATGCAAAGGTTTGCTGGACCAACTGGCTGTCGCGCTTAGTCATAACAAGACGAGCAAGGCGATACATCTGCTCTGGAGCATCTTTGGAAGTTACATCAAAAGTATCATCACGGAAAATCGGAGCAATAGCAAACTTGCCTTTTGCTCTATCAATACGCTTCATAATCATAGCCATTGAGAAACGAGCAACTTCTTTAGGATTATCTCCAGCAGCAACGTCTGCAACAGTAGTCTTCTTGCCGTTAAGAATAATGTTCTTGATTCCATCTGTAGTTGTAGCATCACCAAAGTAAGTTGCTTCTACAAACTTAGAACCCATTGTATCAATATCAAATATCTTATTGGCTGTGGTAGCAATAGCAATGCGAGTCTTACGCTTAGCATCAAGCACTGGCATAACCACACGCTTACGAGCAATTCCACCTTTAAGCATCTTGAGAGCATTATCAGCATTCTCAAAGTAAGCCTGTGCAGTAAGGGCGTTAGTTACTGGCTGGTCTGCTTTAAGGAAATCATCTACAACTGCAGGTCCAAACTCAGGTGCTAAACGGCGTAGTTCAGCATCAGCAGTACGCATTGCTTCTGCGTCACCTGATTTACGAGCAGTCTTGAGTTCATCTAGTTTAGCGCCGTAGTTATCCCAGAAAGCCTTGCCATTTGCAGAGCCAAAGTAGTCTTGTAGTTTCTGACCGCCCTTAGCAAAGTTACCGTAGAGTACATCTACTGAATACTTAGAAACTTTATAGGCGTTAGATACTTTACCACCGATAATAAGTGGATCTGCAAATACTCTATAGGCAGCATCAACAACACCAGAGACAAGTTTGTAGGCTAAGCCTGATCCTTCAATCTGCTTTGGAAGCAGTAAGTTTGCAACTTGCCTACCTGGAGAATACTTAGAGGCATTAACTGCATCAATAGTATCCTGAAACAAATCTTGTTCTGCTTGAGTTCCAGCCTTCTTGTATGCAAGTTGCACATACTTGGCTTCTTCTGGAGTAGCAGATGCGGCAATCTTTTCAGGTTCTTCACCTGCTGCAATACGCATTGCGATAGTAACTGCAGTATTGCCAAACTTACGACGAGCATCTTCAATGCGACCAGGGTTGAATACTTTGTCACCCTTGTCATTTGCTTCATCCCAAGCATCTGCAAGACCCATACCTTGTGTAGTGCTGATAGCAGCGGTACGGTATAGACGTGTAGAAAAGTCAGAAACATTCTGCAAGCCATTCATCAACTTGCTTCCAGCATTCCACAAAGCGCCGCCTGTGTAATGCCACGCAGTTCCAAGCCAACCCTTTTCAGGTTTGGTTACTGGATCTTCTGTACCAAAGGTCGTGGCAAGTGCTTGTTGCTGTGAAAGTGGCTTAGAGTTGTAAACCTTATTGGCTACATCTGCTGGTAAGTTGCTAAGTTGCTTATGTACATTGACTGCCTTGATGAGGGCATTGACTTCTCGCTTCTCAGCATCAGTTAGTCCAGCAGCCATTGATGCGGCTTTGAGGCTATCTGACATTAGTTACCTCGTGCTAAAGCCTCTTGATACAAAATAGCAATTTCGCCAGTATCATCAAAAGGTAGTAGTTTGGCTAATGTATCTGAAGTCTTGATGCGAATTGGGTTTGCTCCCATAACCTCTGGTCCAGGACCTGCACCCATTGCAATACCTGAAGTAATAGGTTCATCTGGACGTTGGCTTGGTGCAAATAACGGAGTTACTGCTTCTTGCGCTGCAGCACGAACTTCCCCTGCTGGTAATCCACGCACATCTGCAGTTCTTGCAAGTGGAGCACCTGCTTTGATTGCGGCTTGCTCTACACCTGCACCATATTCTGGTGATTGAAATTCTAATCCATCAGTTCTTGTGGAGAACTTGCCTGGACCTGCTGGTCCTGCTAGTGGGCCTCTAGCCATTATTGTCCTCCATCTTCTCTAAATCTGAAGTAAATTGTTCCCACACTCTGGAAACCTTTGTTTTTCTATTTGCGTTATACACTGCTAAATCTAATAATTCTGAAGTGAGCATTTCAAATGCTCTAACTATGTTTACTGCAAAACCTGATACAACTACTAAGAAATCAGCGAGAGTGATAGAGCGAGGTACATAATCTTTATCTTCGTCCACGCCCTATCCTCTCTTAGTAAAACTAAGCCTTCTTGCCTTTGCGAGCCTTTGCAGCAAAACCAAACTTGACTGCTCCACCTTTTGGCATTGGAGCCTTCTTTGATCCTTCTGTTGGCTTTGCAACTGATGCCTTTGCACGACCACCTTTTTTCATATTTACACCTCCCTACCCTGCAATAGATGCGAGTAACGTAGCAATATCTGGACGAGCGCCAGCAGCAGGGGCCGCACCCATTTGTTCTGGAGTTGGCTGCGAGGCAGGAACGGGGGCCATACCTGCTGCTGGAACTTCACCGCCCATCATTTCTGCTGGGACTTCAGGTTGTGGCTCTGGTGTAAATACCTTCTCCACAATAGTTTCTAGTTGTAAACCTTTTTGACGACCCTTGATTACCTCGGCGATTCGAGCAACAATCTGAGAAGGATCTTGACCTTGTGCAGCAATCGCTGGAATAGCCTGGGCATACTGAGCAACAGCAACACGAAGAGAATCGCGCATCTCTTCAATGTCAACACGTTGTTCTTCTTGAGTAACATTCAACTCCATCGGGATTTCACGACGTACATAGTCGCGTGATACAAGTTTGTCAGAACGCATCTGTAGTAAAGCAATAATTGCGTTGTTTGGATTCATACCAGACATAATGCCGTAGCGAACATCTATACCGTACTCACCATTGATAGCGCGGCTTGGTACATACTTCATATTGAACGGAGTACCGTCATCTACGCCCTTGATTTCTTTGGTCATATTGCCAAAGATTTTCTCATCTGTTTCAAAGCAGAGAGATACAAGTTCTGTAAAGAGGCGAGCAAACTGTGCTTGCGCTGCACGTACTTGTGTATCAAAGCCAGCCTGAAGTGCTTGAACTCCGCGACCTGTAATGATAGATGCGTCAATGTTTCCTGAGCGAACTTCTGGATAACGAGAACCAAGGCGTAGTTCGCGTTCCAATACACCTGATTCTGTGAAGACTCCAGGTGGAAGTTCTAGCGGCACACGGCGGATTGCCTGTGGATTTGCAGAACGCATAATCGCATCAGGGCCAAGTGCGAGTTCTTGGACATCCTGCGGAATAGCAATCGGTGCTTGGATAGACTTTTCTGCTGCTTGAATTTGAAGAACAGCAAAGCGAGCACGTGCTAGTTGTACCGCTAGAACATCATCGAATTGACCACGTGCTTCGCCATCTAAAGATGAGCGAACAGCAACGCGAGCCATACACTTACCAGTGGGGTTAGGTAAGTTAGATAGAACTAAGTTATTGCGATCTGGTAGGAATACCAAGTCTTGGTCTTTGTCGTGATAACGGACCATTGTGATATAAGGGCTACCCATTGTGAATGCCATCTTAGGCATAATTTGGGAAGCAAACTCTGGATACTGCGCTGATAAAGTCTCAGCGTCAGTTTGAATTGTTTGAGTAAGTGATGTGCAACGACCAAATCTGTCAATCTCAGGATAGACACCAAATGGGTTGAGCAAGCGGATACGAGGATTGTTTGTCTCGTAATCCATCTCAACCATTGCTGGCAGCATTCCGTAGGTGTTGAACCAGTCAGCACCGTTATACATTTGAATCTGCAACTCAGACATAGATACGTAATAGTTAGCGATACGAGTTCTGGTATCTGCAGCCTTGCGTGCTGAGTCTGAAACCATATTGGTAGCAGCGCAGTTGAATGAAGGAAGTGGTGCCATAACCTCTGCGAGGTCACGGGCAGCAACATCTACGAAGTTAGCAACAAGAGGCTTTGGGTAATCTTCTGAGAACATCGCAGGGTAAACCTTGCTGATGTCTCCTTGACGTACTGATAGCACGTCGCGCATACGCTGGTCGCGAGCAGAGTACTTCGTCTGTAGACGAGCAACCTTTGCGACTACCTCTTTGACTGATAACATCTAAATTCCTAACTAAGGGGAAAGTTACTTCTTGCTACCTTGCTTGCGCTTTGTCTCGGTTGCATAGTTTTCGCGGATAGACTGTCCTGAACCTGATCTAGACTTTACAGATTTGATTTTAGCAGACTTTGTTCCACTCTTGCCTTTGGTTGCTGCTGTATAAACTTCTCCAACTTGCTTTGCAAGATTTCTTGCTGCTTTGGATTTTGTTTCACTTCCATCAAAAGTTTTTCCAACTTTTTTGCCGCGCTTAGTTATATCTAGGCCACGACCTTTTACATTTGAATCTACGACAGTGCGACCTAATGTAGAAACTGCTGTTACAATATCACGTGCTTCACGTGCTGTTACGCGAAAACGCTTTGTAATATCATCAACAACTGATTGCTTATCTTTCTTTTTTGCCATTTCTTTGTCTCCTTGTTTATATGAACTGGCGTTCTTGTTCTGCGAGTAGGTTATCGATGTTGACAACCATTCTCTTGCCCCGTTCATAGCGGGACAAAAATGGATTCTTGAGATGATGTGCTGTATGTATTCCGTTGTTGAGCCACTCACGTGCTCTAATCTCACAGAACCACAAGGCCATCACCATATCGGTCTTACCCTTAGTCGTAGGTGACCAGGTAATAAGTTGTTCTATAAGACTCTTGATATTTTCGGTTTGGTCAGATGGCAGATGAATCAGATTATCTCTGTGATGCTTTCCATCTTGCTGCTTGGTACCAAAGAGTGTGGACATAGATGCCACACCAAAGCCTGCATCCCACTTGTTATTACCAGTGTGGTGCTCTCTTAGTACAACTCCCTTGGATGCAAGGAACTGTCGAATTCCTTCATCTTGCGTGAGAAAAGATTGAAAGGCGTTACGCTCCACGATCCATTCCGATGGTGCATATACGTGAGTCCAATCGGTAATGAGTTGTCTGATTTGTGCAGGCGTAGGACGCGTAATCTTGATAGCGTCCACAATGTAGCGCTTATGAGAAATGCGATCAACTGCATAACATACCGCCGCTGTGTCTCCGACCATTGCTGGGTCGAGTCCACAAACAAAACTGAAACCGTTGAGGTCTTTGGGATGACCTGGATTGCCAGGCACCAGACGACCTGCTTTTCGCATTCCATCAATGGAGCCTTTCACACAAACTTGGTCAAAGATTGCATCGTCAGAAACATCTTGTTGTTGGTAGACTAGCGCCCAGGTGGAGGTATCCATAGCCTGACGTTCAGCAAATAGATGCTTACCATTCCAACGAGGGTAGAGGCCTTCTTCTGTTTTATCTACTTCTTCTTGTCCATCAAATGGAGCATCAGAGTAGGGCCAAAGTGTTACCCACTTTTCAGGGTCTTCGTTTGTCTCAAGAAGTGCTGGCATAGCCAGATAGGTCCAGGGAACTAAGCCACCAGGGTAGCGATCTGGATTACGTAATTCTTTGTATAGGTCTACTGGTGCAACGCGGGTACCTACCACAATAAGTTTACCTGTGGGGTTCAGACGGCTTCTAACATCTTGAGTGAGCCACTTGATCTGTCGTTCAAAGTCATTGGCGTTGGATAAGGTTACAGCGTCATCTATGATAATCATATCAGCGCGTTTACCGTAGATTTGACCGCCGATACCGACGGCTTCTAGGTTTGGATCCTTTTCAGAAGACTCACGAAGTTCTTCACCGAAGGTAACGCGGGTAGCCTGCCAGGAGGCTGTCTTAGTATTGAACCCAACCCCAGCGGCGTAGGCCTGCTGTAGTTCTTCGTACATTGGATGCGTTAGTCGCTGCTTTATAGCATAAAGGAAGTCAGCCGCTAAACGCTGGGTTTGGGAAACTATGAGAACTCTAAAGTTGGGGTTATTGACAATGCGGTAGGTGACATAATCCACCGTGACCGTCATTGACTTGGCGTGGTTAGGTGGGATGTTCAAAAGGATGCGGTTATCTGCAATACCCTTTTCGTACTTCATTGATGGATGGAGCCAGGAAGGTTCGCGTCCTTCTATCACATCTATCAGATTCTTCTGGTGACCAAAGGTCTTGGATCTGAGGTACTTCTGTCTCCAGGTAACAAAGTCTAGACCAAGGGCTGATTCCTCAGCCCAGTTCTTTTCTACAGAACCGAGGCGGGTTCTATCAGCCAAAGACTTGAATGTGGGATCTACCCGACGATAGTACTCATAGGACTTGATGGATTTACCAGCAGTCTTGACTGCCGCTTCCACAGTCATACCTTCAGCCATACATTGGAGTATGACCTTCTTGGCTCTATCTGACTCTTTGGTCTTGTTCGGGGTTACAGTCATAATTCCTTCATTTGTGGATGGATAGAGATATCCCCACTAAAAGTGGTGCAAAGCACCACACCTGGCTTCGGTGCTTGAGCGCCCCGAAGCGACCTTAGGAGCAAGGGGGTAAGTTGGTTACGCTTCTAGGGCGCGTAGCACCCAGCGAAGCGCCCCTGGTCGCAAATGCTAGGGCTGTGTCGCATTTGCTCCCCTACTATATATAAGGCAGAAAAAATAGGTGATTTCCTACTAATGTGACGAACGTCACCTATATCACGGGTTCTATGTCCGTTTTATATAGATCTAAGCCCCCCACTTTAGTCGAGATATTTATTTGGGGAGTACAGTCACCGCCCGCCCGTTTCTTATCAACGGGGGTCGGTTTCCTGCCGTCTGCCGTTGTTTTTGTCGGGTCTTTGCCTTGTCTCGTATGTTGAGACGATAATCTTGTGAGGGCTTGCTACCGCATCGGCACTCTTGCGCCCCCGTGCCTCTGTAATTTTCTTTCCATAAATAAATAATTCTCAGACAATTCTCAACCCTCAACCTTTACTAAAGATCCGAACAACTGTTCTATTTCGCAACACTTTCGTTGTCTAATTACCTAGCAGATACGGCTAAAGGTCTGACCGATTATGACCGCAAAATCTTTTCCTTTGTAGTTGCGTGGATAGATTAGCCTCTGCTATGCTCGCCCCGTAGGGGCGCACACCGCGCCCCGCGAAAGGATAAGAAAGTGCTACATAAAAGATACGGCGAATGCCTCATAGGTAGGAATTGCTTCATCTGTAACCCTCCTAAGAAAATGAACAGAGCACAACGCAGGGCAATAAAATTTGGAAAGGTGAGCGCATAATGAAACAGACACTCAGAGAAATCGCCCTAGAAATGGGCTACTTACAAGAACAACTCTCGCCAAATAGCGGGCTACCTTGCCTAAACCTAGATAACCGATTTGGCGTGATAGAGGACGAGAAAGGGCTACACCTAACAGACCTCGTATCGTGGGCGCGGTTTAGCCCGATTACTATCGGCAGAAAATCAAGCGTTACGCGTAAGGGGCTAGAGTTTCAGATAGCACAACTCAAGACTTTCAAGAAACAGAGAGGGCTAGCATAATGACTCACTCATTACAAGAGTGCGAACTCAACACCTCGTACCTAGACACCTGCGACACCTGCGGGGAATTGACCTCTTGCGTCTGCCTTGCCTCAATAGTGAGTGAATGGCAGATAGAGAACACGGGGCAGACGGGGGCGTTTGCCTATCGCTACCAATACCGCCAAAACGCGGGAGACCTTGTTGAAAAGTTTGGCTATGCGGAAAGTTACCGCGAGGCTATGGACTCTATCGCTCATTCTGTAATCTGTTTAGAGGAGGTGACTAAGTAGAAAAGATCCGTTCTAGTGCTTGCCTTTCCTCGCAGGGTTAGACTATCCTGCGGGGGAGGGGAGGAACTAGCAAATTGCTAGACCCCACAATGAAAGGATAAGACAATGAGCAGAACAACAGTAGAACAGATGAAGCAAGAAATCCGCACCGCCCTATCCAATGGGGAAGATATTGAGCAAATCAAAGACCGCTCGGGCGAATGGATAGACGGCTATCTACCCGTTTATTACAACCGCATTGTTGAAGAGTGGCAGGAAATGCCTAGCGAATACAACGACAGGGGAGCGCTTGAACTAGGAACAGGGGAGGGCGGTATCTACAACCTTATGTCTCTCGACCTATATCTCTACTACACCGACCTATTCAACGAAGCCGTTGAGGAATTGGAAGAGGAATTAGCAGAAGAGGAAGTGAGCGCATAGTGTTCGACATCTATCTAGGAGGGTGGCAAGCCACCGCGCAAGTGTTAGGTATCGCCCTACTAATCGGGGCGGTGCTGTGGGTAATGAGTAAGGTAGAAATCAAGGAGAGAGAGGGTAAGAAATGAAATACGATCAAAGTCTAACTATGGAATGTGACTACTGTAATGCCGTGAAGGGTGAGCCTTGCTCTCCCAAATGTGAAAGAGAGGGCGAGTAATGAACGAGAATATTATCGGTGTATATCTAGAGAGTTCTTTGATATGCGTGGCGTGTAGCAAAGAGGGAGAAGGCGAGCAAGTAACAGCAGAAGCCCTGCCTGACGGCTTCACTTGTGATGAGTGTGGGGTGACGCAGAATGTCTAATTGGACAGTATGGGTGGGCGGTGGAGAGGTCACCGACTTCTACCTAATGAGCAAGGAAAAAGCAGATGAGGTCGCAGACTTCTATATCAACGAAGGCTATGACGATGTAGTAGTGGAGGAGGTAGCCAATGCCTAAGTGTAACTGTGGAGAAACTGAACGCATTATGTTACTTGATGAATACCTTGAGGATATAGGTTCTGAGGTGGTCTGCGAAGGTTGCGATACGCTGATTTGCCTAGAGTGTGGGCAAGATGTAGCCAATGAGGAGGTAGTCAATGCCTAAGTGTGGCGTGTGTGGGTGGAACTTCTCTGATCGCACACTAACAAAGCACGCCGAAACCGCGTGTGGTTTAGATGAGGAGAAGGCGGATAGAGTTACTTATACGCCTGAGGTAGATGACCTTATACGCTCAAGCCAAGAGTTTTGGGGGCGAGATGAGTAGTGATTTACTTTGTCAAGTAACTTTGATTTTCGGGAGTGTCGCCGTTGGAATTGTTGCCAATGTAGAAACTTCTCAAAACTCAAATGATAGAATAGGCTACTAGACCCAAAAGGTTTGGGTCAGAAAAGGATAAAAGATGAAGTGCTGTAATCATAGGTTCATAAAGAAATCGTGCCTCTGCCATAACTGTTCAGGTAGCGAGTGCGATCAAGCGAAAGGAGGAAACAAGTGAATAAAGAATACTATCAAGCAAAGGCAGACCTCTGCCGTGACCTTGCTATCAAGCAAATGGTAGAGGGAGATAGCAAGGAGGCAGGGGCTAACCTAATCCGTATGGTGAATGCCTTGAATGAACTACAACTAATCAACTATAAGGAGGAGAAGGACAATGAGAACCTTTGAGGTAAAACTAATCATCACAACAGACAACGGCAACCCTAACAAGTGGAATTGGCACGAACTCGTAGGGATAGAAGCAGATGAAGAGATGTTCGTACAGGTAGAGGAGTTGGCTAATGAACCGCGATGAATACCTGAGTATTACTGACGCTATCCAATGCCTCAAGGAGGAGGAAGAGTTCGACCAAGAAACTATGGATCGCTTCATTGACGCGCTCGTAGAGCCTTTGAGTAAGCACTATCAAGACTTTGATTATGTTCAGTATCTCAACGACACAGAAGTAGAGAGGGAAAGAGTATGAAACTAACTAATTTCTATGAGGTAATGGATCGCAAGGGAGATATTGCGTGGGGTGGAGCAAGCCCGTCTGAAGCCGTTGAATGGTTCAGACGAGGGCTAGATAACTCTATCTTTGTGAGTGTGTGGAATGAGCAGGACATTGAGAACCCTGTGCTAGTCACCGACAAGATAGAAGTCACGGCGCTAGTGCTGGCTACTATCACAAGCGAGAGGAGTAGAGGGTGATATTTCTAGGCGTAATAGCCGTCTGTATTCTTGCCTATCTGCTGATTATATGGGAGCATAAACTCAATGAAAACGATAGATAGACGCAGACAGAACTCTGAGAAGCGAGCCGTATGGCTACGCAACTATCAGAGGGCGAGGGCGAGAGCGCTAACCCGCCTTGCTCAGCAGTACCCCGACCAATACAAGGAATTACTTGAGAAGGAGAGGCTAACTGATGAGGCTAATGGAAGGGCGTGGTTGGATATTAGTGGCGCTACCGCTACTAACAATGATATTAGTTCTAGTGGGAACACACGAGGTAACTCATCTCGATCCGAGAAAAGCAACGCAGATGAGCAGGACGAAGGCTACGTGGGAGGAGAAGAATGAAAATAGAGAAAGAGCCAAGACCTATGCGTGGGTTGCGTTTGGTTGGCGAGGACGAGAGTGGCTCTGCCTCCACGATTTATGGACCCGTGAGAGCAGGTTTGACCACTTCGCACAGAACCCTAGAAGCAGCGCTTTTGGAGTCGCTCAAATGCTTGGAGAGAGAAGTCGAGACCCTGAACTCCAAATACTGCGAGGCTTACGTTACATTAGTGAGCGTTATGGAACACCTTGTAAGGCTTATCGCTATCATCAACGCAAAGGACACTACTGACTAGTTCCTTATCCTTTCGAGTCAGTAGTATAGAAGCCCTTGCCTCTGAATGAAATGGCAGGGGCTTCGTACTTTCTATTGACAGTTGATCCACATTGGGGGCAGTCATACTCCACTTCAATATCGTGAATGGAACGGAGAATGAGGAGGACATTGCCACAAGCAGGACACTCGTATTCGTACTTCATACTTCTAATAACTCCACAGGCACACGCCAGCCGTCAATGGAAGGGTCAGAGAATTGTTCTATCATATAGTCATCGGCTTGGAACTTGCCGTAAATCTCTACGAGTGAATAGTATTCTTCATCGAGGACTTTTGCTCCGACAATAGTGCGACCTACATCTTTCTTCCAGAAGGGGATGGCCGCTTGAGTGCGAACAGTTCTTACCTCTAAATCACCCACGTCAGAGATGTTCTTTCTCTGCTTATGTAATTCGTTGGGATACCACGGCATATTCCAGCCAAGGTTATAGTGACGGGCGACTGCCCACTCAGCGACGTTGGCCCTGATGTTGGCGTTGATCTCAGGTTCTAACTTACCGAACTTCTTACCACTTGCGTAGTTGGGTCTATCTTCTGACCCGAACTTGACTAGCCAACGTTCAACAGCGATAAGAGCACAGACTCTTACCTCTGCTTGGGAAAGTTGTATGACTATTGCCAAGGGCTTTCGCCTCCTATGTTTTCTTGTAGTTTGCGTAGGGCTTGATTACATTTACGATCAGCAGTAGAGATAGCACATTCCAAATACTCAGATATGAGTTGGAGAGTGAGGTTGTCGTGGTAACGCAGGCGCAGTATCTCTTGGTCTGGCTTATCTAGTTTCTCATAGGCTTTCTTGATATCAACCAGCATAGCAAGAAGGTTTCCACCTTCTGCTGGTGCGCTCCGCTTTCTAGGTGTGCCGTCATTGACAAGGACTTGGCTCTGCTCTAAGGCAGTATCAGTAACAAAACTTTTGATTACGAATGGAAGTAACTGTCCGATAGTAACTGTGTCGTAGTATGCCTCATCAGCGATCTGATATCCCGACTTGACTGCCTTCTCTTTACGAGCATAACGTTCTAAGTTCCTACGTATCTGCCACGCTACTCGCTTCTCATTCCATTTACGCTGGACTTCTGACTCGTGGTTGAGTAGTTCATTGAAGTTATCAGCACGAGAGAGAACGAATGCCCACGCCTCTTGGAGTAGGTCTGATCTCTCAGTATAAATTCTGAACCTACGATGGATAGTAGTGACCACCGAAGGAACTAGATCATTGAGTGTTGGATGTAGTTGATTTGTCATTGGCTCTCTTATTCATCTCATCTACGTAACGGGCAGCCTTCAATCTTTTCGCTTCTTCTATTTTCTTTCTGCGTAACGCAGCCTTGTACCACGAATACTTCTCAGTCAACTTTCTCTAACCTCCGTGATAGTTCTGCAATCTTTTTCATACAACCCTTGAACAAATCTGTCTTTTCAAAGTCAGTAAATATCTGTGGCTTACGAATAATGTTGGCGTAATGTTGGCAGTAAGCGCAAGTTGGAGACTCAGTGCAAGTAGATTCATATAGCCTTGCCCACTCCTCTAACTTTTCTTGACTAATCATTGGGTAACTCAGGCCATTTTTTATCGAGCACCATAATTGCAATAGCACTATAGTTCAACAAATCTATGAAGGAGTCTCGCAATGACTCGTTTGAGGGAGCGACCTTGCTATCAAGGAGGTTATTGATCCGAGCCACTTTGTCCCACATTCGCACCCTGAGTCCGTTGAGTGGGCCACCTGGACTGTGAGCGATGTTCTTTGGGCCGTAATCTTTATGCTTGCGTAAAAGCAAATTTCCTGCGGTGTCGAGGATTCTCCAGACATCTGCGACGAACTCATCATCTATTTCCTTGTTGGCATTGGTTGGCAGGTTATCGTATAGTTCTTGTAATCTATCGAGACTATTATCATCCCCATATCCGTCAATAATATGGCTGCCTCTTGGAGATCCTTTTTCTTGCTCATTCATCTCGCTCCTCCTAGTAGTGTCATAGTTTCCTCTGGCCCATTCTGTAGATACATCTCGTTGATGTCCATACCTAGTGGTAATTGTACAATATGTGAGTTTGTTACTTCTCCTGCGACACGTTTGGCAAACTCTGCCCCAGGGTTAGTGCCATCTTCTTTCAGATCGTTGTCACCGACAACATAAACTGTATCAAATCCACTCAACAACTTAGCATAGTAAGGCTTCCACGCAGCCACACCTGGGACTCCTACTGCTGGTATTCCCAATACTCCCGATACCACAATGGTATCTAACTCACCTTCGCATACAACAATATGTGATGAATCAACAGTCACATCTACCACGTTATACAGATGTAGTTTCTGTCCTGTTGGCTGTCCATACTTAGGCTTGCCGTCATCTAATCTTCTAAACTTTACACTTGTAGCAATACCCAACGCCGTAACGTATGGAATAGATAGCCACCCTACAAACTGCTCGTGTCCATTAGCAGGATCAACAACAGTTCCTAGCATAAACTGCTCGGCTATCTGTTTAGATATTCCACGTCCGTCGAGGTAGGCTAACGTTGCCTCGTCTAGACTTTGACTGTAGCGAGTGACCGCTTCCAGTAATAATCTCGACTGCTCGCTCGATTGCATCTTTATACTCCAGATTCTCTTTCTCCATCACCACGCTGACAGATGACCCACCTTTGCCGCAAGTATGACAGTAATACAAGTTGTCATACGTATTCATTACCGCGCTTCGTCTTGAGTCATCGTGGATACAACACTTGACTGATGCGCTTCTTCCCTCTTTTACTTCACCGCCATAGAATGAAACGATGACTGCTATGGGGATTGCGTTTGGATCGGTTTTGGTTTTTCTCCCGCCCTTACGTACCACCCTGGACCAGTCTTGTGGTGGCATCCGCAATCTCCTTTACAATACTCGTGTAACTCTTCGGCCTTATCGTAGTTGCCTTTGGTATTGAAATCACCAGCAACACTACAGTCTGTGCAGATCATTTCTTCTTAGCCTTTTTATCTATAACTTCTTCTGCTACTTCTTCTTTCTCTTCTACCTCAGTTGGTTCCTCAGGTAGTGGTGGTTCTGCTGGTGTTGTCCACCCTTGACTACTTGTTATCTGTCCTTGTGGTACTGGCATTTGTTCCATCCATTTCTCTAGTGTTTGTATTACCCAAGCATCCTCAATACTTGCATTACGACGTTTCACTATAACGAAGGCAGGTGGAGCAACCACTTGTCCACGAGCCTTCGCATAGTTGGCTGCCTCAGTCTGGGCTTCTGCCCAGAACTGCGGAAGATTGATTGACTTGCGGTTCTTGCATTCCAAAATACAGGTCTGACCTGCGATTATGGTAACAATGTCACCTTCATCGTTGGCTCCAGCCTTAGCCAGACGCTCAGCAAAGTGTCCAAGTTTGCGTAGATATTTCATAACATCTGTCTCAAACTTTGAACCTTTTATCTTATTATATGAACTCAATACTTCACCTGTGGATTAGAGTTGAGGTATGCCCTGCCCTGTGCATCGGAATCACCTATCTGGCAAGCACCGAAGTTTGTAAATAATGTTGCCCACCGTGAAGCATCAGCAAAGTGAGGACCAAAGCGATTCTTCACGGCAGCAACCCGAAGCATTCCTTGGGAGGGGTCATAACCAAGGGTCAGAATGATGGCAGGTAATTGACTTACCTTACCGTGTATGGCACGACGAGGAGGGGGCATCGTGGGAGATCCATACTCACTCTGTTCTGATACGTGATGAAGCACTAGCACACAGGCTTCGGTCTTGCGTGCCATATCGTGTAACTCCATCATAATTGCACGTAGTCCAGCCCATTCATTATCTGTTTCGGCTGCTACATTCATTAGGTTATCTATCACTATAAGTTCAGGTGCAATTCCATACAGTTCGATATACGCCTTTATCTCCATCTCGATATCATCGAGTGACGGACTGGAGTCAAAGACCCACTGTATGTTCTGCATCTTAGAAAGGTACTCTTGGTAGTGACGTGGATTCTTTTGTAAATTAGTTTCAACTGTCAGTTGTGAATGACCTGACAGATGAGCAGCAGTACGGATCATTACAGTTGCAGTATCTGTATCTGCTGAGAAGAAGAGTGTTGGGATATTGGCCTTTATCGCATAGACCAGAGCAAACATAGACTTACCTGCATTGGGTGCAGCAGCAACCATACAGACTTGTCCTCGTCTGAACTTTACATTGACATCAGTGGAGACAAGAGATTTCCATACATCGGGTAGGGGTGTAGCCTTGACGTTAGTGGATTGCCACGCACGTGAAAGTCTAAGCACTTCTCTCTTCCCTCTTTTCTGGTGGTAGAACTATCCCAAGTTTTCTTCTTATTGTTTGACGCTGACGAGCAGTGAGTCCTCCCCACATACCGTAGCGTTCTTTGTTAATTCCCCATTCAGCGCATTCAGTTCGGTGACTACAGTTTCCACAGATACGTTTAGCGAGATTGACGTTCTCGTATTTTCCGTAACCAGATAGATCTTCTGGGAACCAGTAATCGCCATCAACTTCCGCACAGAGAGGACTTTCGTACTCTCGTGGGTCGCGCACTTGGTTATCGAACCCAGATTGCGTCGCACTTGTCAGGTGTGCCTTTAGGTGAAGCACACATCCAAGCCTTCCAAGGTCCTTTCGCTCCGTTACCTGTACGGAATGACATCTGTCCGTGCTTGCATTCAGGTGTCTGTCCTTCGACTACCTGTGGTTTTGCTGGTGGGTTTGCCCTATCATCTAATCTATTGAATCCACCAGATGATACGGGCGCAGCAGATCTAACGCCTGAGAAAGACTGGCTAACGCTTCCAATGAGGGCGGAAAAGTCTTGCGCTGCGGTTAGCAGTGCTTCTAGTTCCTCCTTGTTTGCAGCGTAGAGATTGATAAGAGTTCCATCTGGTGATTTGAAATTCACTTGGAACTTGGTTGATTCGTTTGCAGCCACTATTTACCTCCAGTATGTTTGACAGAAAGGCGCAGACTTTCTTTGCCTTCGATTGTAGGAACAAAGCCCAGAAGTTCTTGGACTAATTCCTTATTCACTTGTTTGGCACCAGCCACAGCAGACCAACGAACCTCTACTCCTGTGTCTGTTACACCGACTACTCCAGATAGTTCTTCTTTCAAAGACTCTTTCTGTGCAGTCAATTCTTTTATTTGGTTATCTAATTGCAGATAAGTCAGCGCTTTGGTTGAGGCTTGCTTATCTTGGATCAACGGTAATTCAGTTTTTGTACGTTCTTTTTTTAGACCAACGCATCCCATCTCACCAGATGCGTCGTAGTATTTACAATAGAACTTACAGTAACTCTCATCCTTCTCTGGTTCTGGTGGAGTCTGTGACTCTTTGACACCAGCCAACCAAGATAGGGCTTCAAGCGCAATGGAAGAATCGTACTTCTCAGAGTGGACCTTTACATCGCGCTCGTCACCGTCTCGTGGAATAGCCACAAGATGCACATTGTGGACCTTCCCCAATCCACTTTGTTCTATGAGGTATCCGTAAGTATGAACTTGCCAGCGTTGTTGCTGGCTTGGAAAATAGGCAAGGTTCTTGACCTTGACAGTCTTCCAATCAACTACATCTCCAGAACCTGGGATGTAGAGATCTACGTGTGCTTTCATTCCGTTATGTTCAACGGTCTGCTCTATCAAAACTTCTTTGTTATCTGCTAGTGCTTTCTCAATAGCACCGTGAATGGCTGTACCCATAATGGCAGCCAACTTCATCTCATTCTCATTGGTCTCTGGTTGGTTATTTAACTTGTACCAGACCTTACGACGGCAACCACCTAACTCTGATGGTCCTATCTGAACCTGAGTAGAACGCGGTCTTTTATTCTCGCGCTCGTGTAGAGCCTTGATTAGTAGTTCTTTTGGATCAATCATACGCCTGGGAATACCTCACCTTTAGTCCACTTAGTAAGTGTGATGTTAAAGAATATCAGGTCTATCTGACAAACTCCAGCCAGCATCTCAAATGGAACATAGTTATATTCTCGGTAGAAATTGATACCAATTCCCCAGTTGTACAGATGATTGGCGTTTATGTACAGAGACCATACCTTCCAGTCTTTTCTCACGATAACTCCTTCATTTGAGTAACCAACTGTATGGGTGGGCAAGTATTGATGTCCAGCATTGAAGCAATCTGAACGGCTTTCTCGGCGTGTTGCTCTACATTACCAATAGTGAGACGACCCATACGATCATAAAGATAACCGAGAGCATAAGCACCGCCACTACCGATTCCATAAATCTTGTGGTCAGATTTGATAAACGATAAGTCCGTCGCGATATGGAA